TGGATCATTTACCCACGCAGAACCATTATATTTTAAGAAGTCTCCAGAATTTGGTGTGGCAACATTGACATCTAAAATATCATCAATGCTTGTTAATGAAGACGGAGGAGTATACCCTGTTCCAGAAACTGCAGCAAAGATCATTACCTTGATTGAATCTACTCCAATCGGTCCTGAAAAATCTATGGTAGTAGTATTAACTGTTGTAGCTTCCCAACGAACTTCTATTACTTCATATGGAGAATTAACATTTCTGCAAACTACTACAGTATCTCTTGTATTTAAATTGTGAGTAATTGTATAAGCTGTACTGCTTCCATCTCCTATTGTTTGAGTAAAAGAGATCCCTGCTGCTTCTGCGTCTGGTTGATTAACCCAGGCTGATCCATTATATTTAAGAACCTGGCCAGAAGTTGCTGAAGATATTGTTACATCAGTTAAATCATCCAGCGCTGCAACGGTACTTGCTACCCCAGGAACAAAAACATTATTAGCCAAATCATATTTTAATACTTGAGTATTTAAAGCTCCTGTTGGATCTATCTCAACACCATTTATATGAAGAGTTGCTATATTTGCAGTATTTGCTGTTATATTTGCATTGACGGTATTAAAAGTAACATTTGCACTTGTTGCAACATCTTGACCAATAGAAATAGTTGGTGTAGCAGCTTCTGATTCTCCAACATTAACGGTTACACCAGTGCCTGCTGCTATTGATTGAACATAGCTACCAACAGTATCTGAACTTAGATTTACGGCATCGTTAATCCATTCTGTTCCTGTCCAACGCAAAAAATCTCCATTTGCTGCTGAACCTATGGTTACGTCATTTAAATCATTAATTGATGCATTCAGTGCTATGGTTGGATTAGCTGCCTCGCCAGTTGATCCAGTTCTAGACAATCCTGTTCCAACGCTAATAGTTTCTACATAACTACCAGTTGTATCTGTGCCAAGAGTAACTGCATTGGCAATAACGTTTGCTGTTAAGGTTACGTTAGATGTTCCATCAATTGAAACACTACCATCTAAATCTCCAGCTAATGTTATAGTTCTAGCTGTTGTCCAACCAGCAGATGTTCCTGTTGTATTTGCATTAGCTGCACCAATTGGATTAAATGTTGTTCCATCGTTTGTAAATTCCCATCTATCACTAGATTCATTCCAACGAATTTGAACATTAGTTAAAGATCCACGTTCTACTTCAATGCCTGCATTTAAAGTATTGGCGACGTTGCTAGCAATGCCTGTATTAAGAATAATAATATTATCTTCAACAGTTATTGTTTCTGTATTGACTACAACGGTATTACCATTAACAGTTAAGTTTCCACTAATAGTTAAATCATTAGAAAGTAATACGTCTTCACTAGTTGTTATTTGAGTAGTTTCTTTTATCCAATCTAAAGAAGTTTCTACTATATTACTATTTTCATCTACATAATATAAAGAACCAGTAGCAGGATTTATCGCTATTTGATTAGCGTTAATATTTGGTGTAGTCACAAAAAAACCTTTCTTAAATTAATTTAGAAAGTTCCACCATCAATTGTAACGTTTTGAAGATTTGTATTTGACAATACAGTTGTACCGTTAATAATTAATGTTTTACCTGCGGCAAGATATAAATGCTCAGAAGATGTCCACGAATCTGTTGCATCAACCCAGTTAAGCGTCTTATTTGTTGAGCCAAGAACTGTAATACCAGCACCATCTGCTGTTATATCTGTTGGCGATGAAACATTGGCGAGGACAATATTCTTATCTTCAACAACAAGAGTTGCAGTATTAAGAGTCGTTGTATTGCCATTGACAACCAAATCTCCAGTAACAGTCAAAGTATTTCCAATTGTTACATCATCTGGAAGACCAATTGTAATAGCTCCAGTGTAAGGACCAGAGCCAGTACCTGAAACAGTAATTTCATTTGTTGTTCCAGTAATTGATGTTACAAGAGTTGTTGACTTATCATTGATTTGTGAGGAGGCAATTGAAATTGATGAATTACCAGCTGCTGTTAATCTACCTTGCGCATCTACTGTAAATGTTCCAACAGTACTTGCGTTTCCATACGATCCAGCAGTCACTGCTGTACTATCAAGATTCAAAGTTAATGTGTCTGTTGCGCTTGCAACTGATGTAAGTCCTGTCCCACCAGTAATTGTGAACGTATCACCAGATGTGATTGTTAAATTAGAACCACTATCTGCTGCTGCTGTAAATGACTGAGCTGCAACAGTGAAATCAACTTTTGCATTAGCGTCATCGTAAGTTACTGTTATACCTGACTGAGCACCAGCTGACACAAGTGAACCAAATGCATCTTGCGATGCTTCGTTAAAGTCACTAACTGCACCTGATGCAATTGAAATTGACGAGTTTCCAGCAGCTGTTAAACGGCCTTGGGCATCTACAGTGAACGTAGCAACTGTGCTGCCATTTCCATATGATCCAGCTGTTACAGCTGTGCTATCAAGATTTAATGTAATAGTATCTGTTGCGCTTGCTACGGATGTCAGACCTGTTCCACCAGCAATTGTAAATGTATCGCCTGATGTTATTGTTTGACTTGATCCAGAATCTGCTGCAGCTGTAAACGATTGAGCTGTAACTGTAAGATTTACTTTAGAGTTAGCATCGTCATATGATGCACTAATACCACTGTGAGTACCATTTGTTAACAAAGCTGCTGCTGCATCTTGTGCATCTTCTGTAAACCCTGTAATCTGTCCAGCGTTTATATTGATTGTTGTATTTCCAGCAGCAGTTAAACGACCTTGGGCATCTACGGTAAAAGTAGCAACTGTGCTTGCATTGCCATAGGATCCAGCTGTTACTGCAGTACTATCAAGATTAATTGTTATTGTATCTGTTGCACTAGCTACAGATGAAAGACCTGTTCCACCTGATATTGTAAGTGTATCATTTAAGCTAACTGTTTGACTTGAACCGCTATCGCCAGCGACTGTGATAGAACCACTTACCCCTGATACTGCTTGATCCACATATAGCTTTGTAGCTGCATGTGTGTTTGCTGTTGGAGTTGCAACAATCGTTACTCCATTAAATGTTTTATTTCCTGTAATTGTTTGTTCGGTACCTTTTGTCACATAGGCGCCCGAGCCTGCAATAGCTTCAATACTTGTTGCACTTCCGCCAACTCCACCAGTGCCTTTACCATAGTAGAGGGTGTCATCGGCTTCGTTAAAAGCTAATTCTGCGTTCTCAAGTGTACTTGGTGCACCTGCTGAACCACCAGAAGCTCTTCTTTTAATTCTTAAAATATTAGCCATTTTAGAAATTTCCTCCGTCTACTAAACTTTGTTCGTTATAATTTACCCATTGAGAACCATTGTAACGAAGTACTTGGCCTGTGGTTACTGAATTAATAGTAACGTCTGTTAATCCATTTAATACTGATTGAGTAGAAACATTCGACTCTATTGCAGTAATTCTATCTTTAACTGTTAAGTGTGATCCAGCAGGATTTAGTCCAATTACCGTTTGTATTGCTTCAACAGCGTCGTTTAAATCTGCGTGCTGTTGATGGTGAGGAACTGATACAGAATTCAACATATCGGTTGCTGATGGATTCTGGAAAGTATCTAAAGATGCTGGATAATTTATTGCCATATTTTTACCTATAATGAAAGAATTTTTGTACTTAAGTCACTCCAGACTATAGTAACTGGAATTAAAGAATTAGTGCCATTAAATGGTAATCCATCTGAAGTATCTATGTAAGATATCAATCTTGAATTTGAATCACTAGTTCCAACCTGGTACATGACTATTGCCTGAAAAGATGCTCCACTATAATCTTGCAATAATACGTTATCTGCGTCCACAGTTCCAAGCGTATTGGTTACAGAAGATAGATTTGCACTTCTTGCCTTTATTGCTGAATTAGATATATTTGAAACAAATTCATCAGAATTTTGATTTGCGGTATAAACACTTGTATCTACAAATAGAAGTTTAAAATTATTACTACTAAAATTTACATTTCCATTTAGTATTGCCTGTTTTGCTTTTCCATAAACAAAATTTGCCATAATTAAATTCCTATATCTTTAGAAATTTTAATTCTATACTTGTATCCTTTTTCAAAGTAGTCTTTATTAGAGGTAAAGTAAGAAGGCGTTGCGTCAAG